AAGTAGTAATTATTGATACATATGATGAGTTTTGTAATATTGCCGAGAAAGAAATTATTCGTCAGCACAACAGAAAAAATCCTGATAAGAGAACCGACACTATTAATGGCGCATTTGGTGGCTTTGGCAAGGGGCTGGATAAAACTATAGACTTAATGCTTGATAGATTGTGGGAGCTTAAAAAAGTCGGAGTGTCTTTTATAATCGTTGCACATGTCCGTAAGAAAGACATTGACGACGTTATGACACAAGAACAGTATTCTGTATTGACAAGTAATGTGTCACAGAGATATTTCAATGCAATCAAAACTAAGCTGCACTTTTTGGGGCTTGCATATATAGATCGTGAGATAGTTAAAGAGAAAACTGGAAAGAAAAATGTAGTTTCCGGCGTTGACATTCTTAAAGGTCAAATTGTAAGTGAAAGTCGTATAATCAATTTTCGAGATGATACATATTCTATTGATAGCAAGTCTAGGTTTGCTAATATAGTCAATAGAATACCATTTGACTCAGATGAATTAATTAAAGCTATGACCGATGCTATTTTGGCTGAGCATAATAAAAGTGGTGAATCTATTGAAGTCACAAAAAAAAAGCAAGATAAGGAAGCGAAAGAGGCTGAAAAGGTTGCAGCAGAATATAGCAAGGCGAGAAAAAAGAATAAAATTGATGAAGAAAAGAATGAAGGCTTAATTGCTATTATTCAAGAAAAGTTTACTGATGCATCTGCCGAAGTAAAAATAGAAGCAAAAACAGTAATGACTGAATATGGTTTTGCTAAATTCAGTGAGGACAATATACCCACAGAAGCCTTAGAAAAAATAGTAGAAATACTGAGTAGAGCCGCTTAGCTGTGAGTGTTGGTGAAAGGACGGAACTAAGTTGGCTAATACAAAAATTAAGACTTGTTGCGTTACTGGAGAGCAGGGCACAAAAGAAGAATTTTTTAGAGCAGAGAAAAAATGGTTTAAATCGGAAGATATTTATATAAAAGACAAAGCACGAAGGCAACTGCGAATAGAATTAGTTGATTATATTTGTAGAGAGTTCTTAGATTATTCTGAAGGGCAGCCCTTCCCGCCAATATTACCACGCAAGTTAAAAGAACTGGAATATTATGATAATGCAGTAATATTAAAAACATTCAAACAAAAGGCTAAAGATATCCATCAAAGTTTTTCCATTAAGCAGTTTGATACTGATGTTCAGAAAGTATCATATATGTTCGCAATTATTAAAAACAGTATAGCTGATGTTCAAAGACAAATGAAATACGCCGAAAAGCAAGAACAGCAACGGGAAATAATATTTGATACAGATAATATTGATGGCAGTATTGGTTCACAGAAAGCTGCCAAAGATATTAGTTGTTGGCTAGAAGGTGATGCGTTATAAGTTTAGACGATTTTCCAAGGGAACTGACAGAAGGTAGGCAGAGTACGGAAGCATCCTTCGTATTCTGCCTATGGAAACAGCCGGACTTATTTCATGATTATAATCAGCTTAATGAGGATGGTGATGAAACACTAAAAACGGAAGACGGAATATTTTATTTTTCATTGGGCAGGCAATTGGCAAAACATGGATTTAAGACTTTTGATCATGTATCAATATATACTTTTCTTGAAAACAAACCAGCAATTAAGAAAAGGTTTGAAGGTATGGGCGGCTACAAAACCGTTGAAGAGATTCGTAGCATAATAGATATTGATAACTTAGATGCTTATTTTGACAAAATTGTGAAAATGAACATGTTAATGTCATTATATAAAAAAGGATTTAGCGTACTTAAAAACATAACTCAGTTTAATGCGATGACTAGCCAAGATGTATATGACTTTTATGATTATCATCTAAATAACATATCAATAAATACCGGACATGATATTGAAATTGAAACACTGGAAATAGATGATGCGTTTATAGAAGAATGTAATGAGGGAAACACTCAGGGCATTGGATATGGAAAAATCTGCAAGATTTTAAACTACTTAACTTTGGGTGTACCGCTTGGTGAAATGTATATGCTTGGCGGTTTTAGTGGTACGGGCAAAAGTTCTTTTGTGTTTGGAAACATGATAATACCAATGACTGAGAATGAAATTAAATGCGCAGTGATTAGCAACGAACAGCGTTCAAAAGATTTTAAGATGCTTTTATTAATTCATATATTAACTCAAGATCTTGATTATTGGGAGATTACAAGGAAAAAACTTAAGCTGGGTAATTTTACATCTGGACAACTTGAAATGCTAAAGAAAGCTAAATCAATATCACGAGAAAAATATGGTAACATAAGATTTGTTAAGTTGTTTGATAATGATTTAGGCAAAGTAAAAAAGATAATTAAAAAACTAAGCAAGCGCGGATATCAGGTAGTATTTTTTGATACTATGAAATCGGAAGACGAAATTGATAATTCTATTTGGCAAGATTTACTTATACAGTCACGAAAGCTGTTTCAAGTTGCAAGCAAAGAAAATATTGCTTTAATTTGTTCGTATCAGTTAGCTTTGTATTTAATAAATAAAAGATATTTAGATGCAAGTTGCTTATCCTCAGCCAAGCAGGTAAAAGAAATTTTCAGTGAAATGATATATATACGTGAATTATGGGCTGATGAGTATACTGGCGAAAAATTTGATGTTAAACCTTATCAGTTTATTAAAGACGAAGCAGGCAAGTATACAAAAGTAAAAAGAATGATAGAACTTAATAAGGACAAGAAGTATGTCATTGCTTTTTTGGATAAGACAAGGAATGATGACGATAAACAAACTATATTGTATTCATTCGATGGGAAATATAATCTGTGGAAGGAAATCGGCTTTGCGTCCTGTATAAATGAACACAAATAAGCAAAGGCGGTGATGGTAGATAAATGTTTTAGCATTGACAGATTATCTTTCTGACAAACCAGATGCGCTTATAGAACTGATTGCCGACCATCTTGGCTTTACCAATGTGTCGCATAATAAATACAGGAATGAAATAAGGTTCGCTAAAGAAGAGGGCAGTAACCCTACGGGCGTTGTTATGAACCTGAGTACTCTTGCATACACTAATTTCCCAGCAAATGAACACGGCAATCTGTACACACTAGTCATGAAAAAGTATAAGATTGGCTTTCCGCAGGCATTGGACTATATTGGGACGAAGCTAGGGCTAAACAAGCAGCAATTCAAGAATGATATAAAATTACCATTTGGCGGGTTTTACAAGAAGATAATCCGGCAGCAAACAGAGCCGGAAAGTGAAATGAAAACCTATGATGAAAGCATTCTTGAACCTTATCTGGACAAGTATAATCTAATGTTTTTGCGCGACGGCATTAGTTTTGAGACGCAGCAGGAATATAAAGTAGGTTATGATGTAGAATCTGGCCGGATAACGATACCAATATGGACGTTGAATGGTCAGCTATGTGGGATTATGGGGCGGCTCAACGATCCGAATTGCCCGAAGGAGGATCGCTGGCTGCCCATAATCCCATGCTCCCGAAGCTATACGTTATATGGATATCATATAAATTACTTAACAATTCAGGAAAAGGGTGTAGCCGTAATATGCGAGTCGGAGAAGGCTGTACAGCAGTTGCATTCAATGGGAAGCAGTGTTGGGCTGGCGACTGGCGGCTTTGGCATAAGCGAAACTCAGGCAAGATATATTAAAGGGTTAATGGTCCCAAAGATAATTCTGGCTGTGGACGAAGGTATAGAAGAGCCACTGATTATAGAGCTTGCTAAAAAAAAACTGTGTGTTAGCAACAGCGTGTACCAGAATAAAGTAGGTTATATCTGGGACTCAGACAACGAAATATTGCCAAAGGGCAGTAAAATGTCACCAACCGATCTAGGGAAGGAGGCGTTTTTGTCATTGTATAAAAGAAAGGTGGTTTGGTTGCAATAGGGAAGAGAGAGATCGATCCAAGACTGCAAAAACTATTTGACGAAAATAAAAATGTGTATTCAATTTCTAAACTAAATACAATTGATGAGTGCTTATATGAAGCGTATAAAACATATAAGCAAAAACAAAGGGGCATTAACTGTATAT